ATGTGCGGTAGCAATTGCTCACGTAGATAAGTGGGTAAATATTCAGGTAATTAAAGATTATGAACAAGTAGCCCCAATCGTAATAGTAGATGCAGTTGCATGGTGGGAACCAAAATCAGAAGGACCAGTAAATCTATCTGAGGTTAAGCAATGGATTATTAATCTACGCAGACAAGGGTTTAATATTGGCATTGTGTCTTTTGACCGTTGGCAATCATTTGATATTCAGAATGAACTTAAGGCTGTTGGAATAAGAACTGATACTGTTTCTGTTGCTAAGAAACATTATGAAGATTTAGCAATGATGATTTATGAAGAGCGTGTGGCAATGCCAATGATTCCTTTACTACTTGATGAAATGTCAGAGTTAAAAATAATGAGAGGTAATCGTGTTGATCACCCTAGAAAAAAATCTAAAGACTTAGCAGACGCTGTATGTGGCGCTGTTTTTGGAGCAATATCACATACCCCAAAGGATACTAATCTTGAGATTGATATCCATACCTGGTCTTCCTCTACACGACTTGCAGAGAAGCAGAGGGCTATGGTAGAATTAGATAACAAGGAAATGCCTGAAGATGTCAGAGATTTTCTTGACAGATTAAACATAATCTAAAAACAATTATAAAAGGAGTAAGATGAATTCATTTAAAAAGATCGCACTTGTTACGGCTGCAGCGGTAGCAAGCACATTTTTTGTTGCAATTCCTCAAGCGTCAGCAGCAGTAACTAACGGATATGTACTATCCGATTCGTTGGCTGCAGGTGCTCGTGGAGTAACAGTATTAACAGACACAACTAAGGCAGAGGCTGGAGTTAATGCAGTAATTGCACTAACAACAAGCGATACCTTAACTGCAACTGCAGACGACAATGTGTCACTAGAAATTTCTGGTCCTGCAACATTTACTGATTACACAGCAGCAGGAGCAAATCCTACTGGGGTAACACTTACCAATCTAGGTAAATTATTTACATTTACTGCTACAACATCAGCAGCAGTTGGACTACCAACAAATGTAAAGTTAACTGTTAATGGCTCAGGCACAATTACAGTAACTCAAAAGAAAAAAGTTGGAGCAGCAATTTCTGTTATTGACATCAAGACAATTTATGCTGGAACTGTTGCAAAAACAAATATTCTTTCTGTAGCAAACAGTTTTGGTCGTGTTCAAGATACATCAACACAAGGAACTCTTGCATCTAGCGTAGACGTTCTTGGATCAACAACAGTTGTAAATAATGGAACAGGATATGTAAACGTTCTTGCAAAAGACGGATATGATGCCACACTTACAACTAATGGTGTTCTACAAGCATCCGCTACAGGTGGAGCAATTGTTGCATGGGACGGTGCTCCAAGCACTGAAGTTTCATTTGCTGCTAAAAATGGTGTTGGTGGAGTTCTCCATGTAAAGCAGGGTGCTGCTAATGCAAACAAGCCAGTAGCAACAACAATTACAGTTTCATTCAATGGAACAGTACTAACAACTAAGTCAATTACATTTACTGGACAGGCTGCATCTATTGTAGTTTCTGGTGAAGACATTGCACAGGCTGGTGGAACACGTACAGGCACATATGACTTTGTAGTCAAGGATGCTGCTGGTAATCAATTGGCTGGAGTTACTCCAACTGCTGATACCACAAAGTATAACGCACAGGTAACTGCTGTTTCTGTTGCTGGAGCATCATCTGCTACAGCAGTACAAACTGGTGGTTGGACATGTGCTGCTACATCAGGATCAACAAAGGTACGTATTCAACATACACTTTCAGATCTTTCAGTCATTTACTCAAATGAGTTTGATGCACGTTGTGGTCAAGGTGTTAACAAGTACACAGCAGCCTTTGATAAGGCTTCATACGTACCAGGAGAAATTGCAAAATTAACTGTATCTGCAACTGATATTTCAGGTGCTAAGGTTTATGATGCAGCAACACTTGGAACTAGCGTAGCAATCTCTGCTGGTGGAATGACACTAGTTGGAACAGCAACTTCAACAGATGTATTTACAAACGGATCAAAGACTTATCAGTTTACCGTTGGTAATAACGCTGGCGCATACAATGCAGTAGTTGATCTACCTGCATACGTAGCAACAGATTCTGCTAAGGTAGTTTCTTACAAGATAGTTGAATCAACTGCAACTGTAACTAATGCTGAAGTTCTAAAAATGATCGTTGCATTAATTGCAACAATTAACAAGCAAATTCAAGCACTTACAAAGGCACTTAAAAAGAAGTAAATTTGTAATAAATTAGGGGGCAGATTAATTTCTGCCCTCTTTTTTATTGCAATTTTGTTGTTTAATTAAATAAAAAATGATATAATTAACCATATAATTAAACATAGGAGTTAGCCCCCAATTGAGTAACCTAAAGCGCAAATTATTAATAGGCTTTGGGGTTGGGCTATGTGTAACAGTTTTTGGAATAATGGCACCAGATCATGCTGTGGCTACAGAAAATCAAGAGCAAGTTGTTGTAAGTCCTGCTCAACAAGCAGTTAACTCTGCTCTTTCTACTGCTGCAACAGAGGTCCAGCAGGCTATTACAGCCACAAACAATGCTTTGGTAGAGGTAACACAAGCACAAACTGAATATTCCCAAGCCCAATCTGTGACGGCAGAGGTAACATCAAAAATATCTTTGGCTAATGCAGAAATAAATAATGTTCAAGCCGCTATTAATACTATTAATAATGTTAACCTATCTGTTACTCCAATAGATCAAAGTTCTCAGGTAGTTCAAGATGCAAAGGCTACAGTAACTACTGCAACTACCGCTATAAATAATATAACAACACAAATAACTCAGGCTCAGACATCAATATCTGAAGCCGTAGTTGCAAAAACAGAAGCAGTTACAGCACAAGCAACTGCACAAACAGAACTAACTCAAGCAAACCTTGCTATTGATGCTGCTCAAACAGCAGTCAATAATTTACAAGCCACTATTGGAACTAGCACAAATGTTTTGGCTGGAGTAGATGATGCTGGTGTTCAAATGAATCTTCCGTTCGGAATGCAAATGGGTGGAACTGTTTACAATAATGTATTTGTTGGATCAAATGCAACAATAACATTTGGAACAAATGAAGGATGGGTTTATCATACAACTCCAGGCGCACCTTCTGTATCTATTGCTGGATGGGACTGGACTACTTGGAGCACAGGAACTGGAATTACATATGCGACTACTGGAACAAGTTTAGATATTGCTTGGGACTTAAGGCCTTTCCCGCAACAAGATGCTTCTACACAAATGGTTCAAATTAGATTTAATGCTGATGTTAATCCAAATGACGGGGCATGGATGGCAAGTGTAACTGCTAATGGACCAATACCAGATCAAGCAAGATTTAATGTTAGAGAAACAACTAACGGTGCACTCATTCCAATTACAGATACTAATGTTGGAGCAGGTTTTGCTGGACAAATAAGTCAAGGTGCAGCATTTACTCCGTATGTAGACCCAAATACAGAAACAGTTCAGGCAGCGGTTGACTCAGCAAATGCAACTATTGCACAATTAAACTCAAGCCTTACTCCAGTAGTTGCTCAAAATACTACAAACACATCTAATATAAATGCTATTAATACTACATCTTTAACCAATACGGTAAACTCAGCGGTATCAACAAAGACATCTCTTGAGTCATCATTAAACACTAAATCAAGTCAACTAGTTACTGCAATTAATAACAACATTCCAACCCCTGCCCCAATAATTTCAACTCCAATTGTTGCAGGAACTACCGCAACTATTACACCATCCCTACCTGAAGGATATACAGCAAACACTTGGTTCTATCAAGTAATAACAGATGATCCAGATGCAGATAATCCATATGCTGGTGGAACATATAATACAGATGGTGCACCAGCGTCTATTCAATTAACTGGTTTGACAGAAGGCGCTACTTATACTGTTAGAGTTGCTAACTGGTCTGGACCTGTAAGTCAATATACTGATACTGTTATTTTTGTACCAGCACCACAAGGCTCCAATTTAACTACTGGTGGCAATAGTTCCCCAATAGATACAACTCCAATAGATACAACTCCTGTTGACACAACCCCTGTAGATACAGAACCAGTTGATACAACTCCCGTAGATACAGATCCTGTGGATACGGATCCTGTAGATACAGAACCAGTAGACACAGAGCCAGTTGATACAGAACCTGTTGATACTCCTGCAGAAGAAGTAGAGGCTGTATTTGAAGAAAGCGAAGTATCTATTGAAGAAATATCAGAAAGTGGTGCAAACCTTTCTGTAGAAGATATTCAAGAAGTTGTTACTGATTTAATTAGCGATAGTAGTTTAGGTGCATCTGAAATTTCTGCAGTATTAGAAGCAATTGCTGAAGGTGGAGAAGTGTCTGCAGAGATTGCTGCTGAAGTATCTGAATCTTTATCAGAGGGCGGATTAACAGAAGCAGAAGCAGAATTTATTACAGAAATGCTTTCTGCAGATGGAGAAATAACAACTGCAGAAGTTGTTAATTTATCTGAAGCCTTATCTGAAGACGGCAAATTTACTTTAGTAGAAAAAGATTTAGTTGCAGATGTATTGGTAGAATCAGCAGAAGGAGCACCTGTAACTGCTGCCAACATAGAAGCAGCGGGACTTGAATATCGTGATCTTCCTCCAACAATTCCAGTAGAGGTAAGAGAAGATGCAAACGGTAATCCTGTAGTTATTCAAGCAGAAGTAGCATCTGCCTTGCTTGTACTAGAAAGTCCAGCAGCACTGGCTGGCGCAATTGCTACTTGTTTTAATCCAGATGAGGCAATTGAAGGATTAACAGAAGAAGAAAAATGTGAATTAGGCAAGGCACTACTTAACATGGGTGCTGACATGTCTATACCAGAACGTGAAAAAGCAGAAGATATTGTGGTTGTAACAATTATCGCTGGTCAAATAATTGTTGCCACTGCACCTAGGAGAAGGAGATAAAAATGAAAAAGTTGAAAGAATGGGGTTTAGCAATCCTTAATGAAAACTTTACATTTCTTGGCTTCTTTGTAGCATGGGTGGTTTTAGAGGGTAGCGCAAAGACGGTGGTTGGGTATGTAACCCTAGCATCAGTAGCCATATGGTTTGCAACCATAGGAATCCGTAAAGAAGACGAATAGTAATAGTATAGTATAATGGAGGGTATGAAAACCCTTCGTAGCCTACTAGTTATATCACTATTAGCCTTATCCTTAACTGGATGTGCTAATAAGTATCGTTATGAATGTCAAGATCCAGAAAACTGGAATGAAAAATCATGCAATCCACCAACTTGTTTGGGGTATGGAGAATGCGTAAATGATATTTATGGGTATGATCCAAGAGAGGTAGAAACAAAATGAGACAAAAATATACTTCAGATGAATTAGATGCAAGATTAAAGTTTTTTCTTGGTCTAACATTAGGAACAATTTTACTATTTACAACTATGGGTATTCTGTATGCCCTTGTTTTTGTAACACAACCAATTGGTGCACAGTCAGAAAACGATAAGATGTTTTTCAATGTTTTATCATCTGTTGCAACATTTATTACTGGAACCCTTGCTGGTATCTTAATTGGTAGAGATGGCGCAAAAGATGTTATGGCTGCACAAATACAAAATAAAGAAGTAGATGCCAAAAATACTCAGGCAGATAAAAAATTAGAAGCAGAAATTGATGCAACAGCAGCACGTCTAGCAGCAAAGCCAGACGGACAAATGCCAGAAGAACAACCAGTTGATGAAGATTGGGATAAATAAAAATGGCAGAACAAGGTACAGCAGAGCGCTTAATTGAAGTTGCTAAAGCAGAAGTTGGAACTATTGAAGGTCCTAAAGATAACGAAACAAAGTATGGCGCTTACACAAAGGCTAACTTCCAACCATGGTGCGGATCATTCGTAAATTGGTGCGGTAATGAGGCTGGCGTAAAGATTCCTAATACAGTATATACTCCAGCAGGAGTAACAGCATTTAAGAAGGCTGGCGCATGGATTGATGGAGACATTGCAGATCCAGAACCAGGAGATATAGCATATTTTGATTTTCCATCAGATGGGGTTGATCGTGTTAGTCACGTAGGAATTGTTATTAAAGATAACGAAGATGGAACAGTTTGGTGCATTGAAGGAAATACATCTTCAAAGAAAACTGGAAGCCAAAGAAATGGTGGAGAAGTTTGCAAACAATTACGTGCCTACAAGAAAAATAAGGCTGGAGTAATGATTTCTATTGTTGGATTTGGACGACCTAAGTTTGGTGCAGCAATCCCTTCTACTGCTAAAAAATCTACAAGTAAGGCAAAAACATGCCCAACTTGTGGTCAAAATATAAAATAACCTGCTTGACCTTCTAAAATTTTGCTGGTATACTAAATATACCGCATTTTGG